CAAATAATTCATTTTCAATAAATACTTTATTGAAAACCCAAATTCCGACTGTTGTTAGAAATGATTCTTTATTCTTTTTACCTTCAGGACCATAGGCTTCTTTTGGAACTGTAAAAGTATCATATGTATTAAATCTTACTTTTCCATTGAAGTCACCAAAAGTTTCCATAATAAAAGATAATTTGGTTCCTTCTTCTTCAGTAATATTTAATAAGAATTCAATATCTTTTGGATTGGTGATAGTTTTAGCAATACGTTTTGCCATAGTATACCTCCTTATTATTACAATGTAGAACCTATATAAGCATATACCGGAAACATTAGATTAATATAAATTAACGCATATAAGGAGGCTCTTATGGCTACGTTTAATAAAGAGAATATGATTACTCTCAAAGAACTAGCTCCTAGTTTAGTAGAGATCATTACAAGTAAAGCAGCCCAAAAAGATTTGACTGCTCATATTAACAACCAAGATATGCATATCACTCCTAGTGAACGAACTAAATGGAATGCATCTCTTGACGATTCTAAATCTTATACTGATAGTAAGTTAGCTGATGTACTTGGTCCTATCAAAGACCAAATCGGTGGTGACTTAAATAACTTAACAACTTTGCTTGCTAAGAAATTAGACAAAACTACATTTGATTCTTTCCGTGGAACTCTTGCTCGTGTAGCAACTTCTGGTTCCTATAATGACTTGAAAGATCAACCATCTGGTTTGTCTTATTCTGATACAGCAAATAAAGCTCTTCGTGCTGACCGTGCAGGTCATGCCGATGAAGCTGATCATGCAACTCGTGCAGATGAAGCAACACATGCTTTGACTGCAGATAATGCATTACGTGTAAATGGCATTCGTGTTACTATCGATGCATCTTATCCTTCTAATCCAGAAAATAATAAAGAATTATTCTTCCACACTGGCGAAAAAATGTGGTACTGCTATTGTAACAATGCTTGGCAAATGACAGGCTCTGCAATCAGATAGAAAAATATACAGGGCTCAATACATTTCAATATGTATTGAGCTCTTATTTTTTCTATATAGGAGATTTATTTTAATGAAAAATTTTGAAGAAATTTACAGTGAATTAAACTCTGTTACAATGATCATTACGAATCGTTGTAACTTAGCTTGTGATTACTGCTTTGAAAGATCAAAGGGTAATAAAGATATGACTGTCGAAACTGCAATCGAGATTGTAGATAAGACATACAATAAACTTCCAACTCCGAGTGGAAGATTTACATACAATTTATTTGGTGGCGAACCAATGGTAAACTGGCCTGTAGTTAAAGCAATTCTTGATCATATTGATGAAAAGAACTACAATGCTCAGGTTGGTATTACTACAAATATGACTCATCTTACTGATGAAATGCTTGACTATATTGATGATAATGATGTATTTATTTTAGCATCTATTGATGGTATTAAAGAAGTACATGATGCACATCGTGTAGATCATGCTGGTAATGGGTCTTTTGACACTGCAATCGGAAACATCAAGAAAATGATTGACCGAGGACTAGCTCATTTAGTTGAAGCTAGAATGACTATAACTCCTGAGAGTGCAAAATATATGTACGATGGAGTTAAAATGCTTTTAGATTTAGGTGTAAATAATATTTGCCCTATTGCGGCATCTGACTTAGAGTGGGATGCTCAATCTTTAAAAGAATATGAAGAAAACTATGAAAAGGTTTTAAATCTTTATGTAGAAATTCTTAATGATAAAGACAATATTAGAAATATCAATATTAAACACGTTGATGATATCATTGGTACTGCATTAGAGCCAGAAACAACAGATACAAAAATGTGTCATATTGGTAATAAATATTGGTTATGTGTAGACTGGGATATGAATATTTATCCTTGTCACAATTTCCCAACTACTGATCTAGATTTCTTAAAAGAAATGAAGATTGGTAATATTAGAACTGGAGTAGATGAAACTAAAGTTTCTGATAATGCACTCCAAGCTAAATTTGAATTAGATCGTTGTAATGGATGTGAAGCCAAGCTTATTTGTAAGTCTGGCTGCCCATTCCAAAATCTAACTGAAAATAAAGATTTCTATACACCAACTATTGGATATTGTAATCTTCAAAAGGTTCTAATTAGAACTGCATTGAAATTTAGAGATAAGTTATTGACTGCTGAGAATATTCGTTCTCGTAAGTTAAACGTACTTATCGAAAATTTAAAATTAAAGAAATATTTCGATACTGAAATTAAAGATGGTGAGGTTACAGACTTCTCCTTTAGATTGAAATTAGATAGATTCCTAGAATTATATAATAATTTGAATTTCAAAGGAAATGTAATCCCTAGCTTTAACCAATATTTTTCCTCTCAATTAGCTACATTGATGGCTATCTTAATGGCTATCAATGGTAAACGAATTCAAATTGAGGGAGATGAGGAGGAAGTAAATAATGGCTAGACGTGCTAAATGGGAATACGCTGATCCCCAATTAGACAACTATACTGATAAGAAAGTTAATAGAAACTTCTTCAATCAGATTGATTACATGATTGATGTAATCAAATATCAATGTGCTGAAATGGATGACATTCTCCACGTTGCATCCAATCCAGATGAGCATACTGATCGCTATTATCAAAAGAAAAATCCTCAAAATACTGCATTCTATGATAGTAGAAAAAGTACTTTTGATGAATTATCTCGAGATGGTGATAAGTTAAGTCTTAATGGATTTAATAAACTTATTGAAATCAACTGGGGCCTTCTTAATAACGTCCATAATATTATGGGCAATCCAGGTGCTGGATTAAAAGATTTACCTAAGTTTAATGAAAATGAAAAATTAACCATGGAAAAATTCAATATTATTCTAGAGAATATTAGAAAGACTAATACTTATCTAAATAATAATTGGGGTAGATATTTCGATGGTTCTGGATATTGTGTAATGTCTTGCCAAGTCGCTTGTCAGGCTGCATGCCAATTAGCTTGTCAATCTTGTCAATATAATACATGCCATAATCAAAACTGTGGGGGATGGTCGTAAATGAAAATATATATCTTAGATGAAGTATTTGACTTTGCTAAGAAGATTGGTATCGTTACCAAAATAAATGACTTAGCTAAGAAAAAATATAATCCATCCACTATTCAATCAGATCTCCAATCTTATTATGATATCATGAATTCTAAAGAATATCTAGATATCATGACTGAATTGGAAACTAAGCTTAAAGCTGATGATATGTATTTATATAACTTATTCACTTATACTAAGATACAATCTTTCGATATTGTAGCAGAATTACTTAACTCTGTTAAGAATCTTCGTGATAGATTTGTATTATTAGAAAAGAATATTTCATATAAATTATCTAGTGCTTATGAATATGAAATCCTAATCTCTTTATTCTGTGCAATGTATGAAGAAGTTGCAGAAGATGTAAGAGCTGGACTTCCTAAATATATTCATTTAGCTTACTATAACTTTGTAAGCATTAAATTCTGTACAACTCAATTATCTACTGCTGGTGATTTGGATATGTTTGATGAATATGAAAAATTCATGCAAACTAAATTCGATGCTATCAATAAATATATTAACGATAAAGATACATTACGTAATCTACGATTAGAATTACGTTGTGCGGCCTTACAATATCTTATTCCTAGAATGGATAGAGATGTTAAATATAAAACTTTAGCAAAGATTGAAAAACTTATTGACCCAGCTACTTTAGATTTCGATAATAAAGAAAACTCTATTGGTGTAATTTGGACTATGGAACGTCTATATGAATTATACTTCGATCTTTCTGATTATAAGAACTTCTTTAAATGGGTTTATAAGCAATATCAATATATTGATAATGCATTATTTGATAAAGAAAAATTCTTTGATGGATTAAGATACTATAATAAGAATAATATCACTGGATTTATTATTTCAATGAGACGATTCTATTATATCCAAAATTTATATCCAATCTTCAATATGGAATTTAGAAATGTAATTCAATCTGATGAAGATTTTATTACTAATCCAAACTTAGAATATACTCTATATGATACTTATGCTAATAAATTATTATTAGATAAATTTAAGAATTATGTAGATACTTGGTTTGCTAACTCCAAGGCTAAGCTAGATGATTTAGCTAAAAATGAATCTATGCTTAAGCGTTGTAAACGTATAATTGTAGATGGTGTAGATGAAGCAACTGCAATTAAGGAAACAGAAGATAAAAATAAAGCTAGTGCCACTGCAGATTATGATTCTACTGAACATCCAGAAAATACAAATACTGCAACCCCTGGTACATTTACAGAAGAAAATCATACATCCACTGGAGATACATCTGGAAATCCAGTTGTACCTAAATTGCCAGATGGATTTAACTTAGACCACGGTGAATTGAATAAACTAGCTGGAGCTACAGAATCTGAAACTCCTGCAGCTAATACAGAAGCTAGTCCAGATTTGAATCCAGTTCCTAAAGATCATCCAATTGCTACTGATGATTTAAGTGAAGAAGAATTAGCCGCATTAAATAAAAGTGAAGACGAATAATGTATAAAGAAATTTATCTAATGCTAACCGAGGCATGTCCTAATCGGTGTGAATATTGTTATATTAAAGGCAGAGACAATCCTGCCACTATGACATTTGATCAGATAGATAAAATTATTCAAGAAGAAAAGCCATCAAGGATATTATTCTTTGGTGGCGAACCTCTTCTTTGTTTAGATCTAATAGAAAAGACTATGGAGAAATACTACGGTAAATTGAAGTTCCAAATTGTAACTTCAACTGTAGTAAACTTCAAAGAGTTTATTGATCTAAATGAAAAATATCCTATGAATGAAATACAACTTTCATGGGATGGATTTGCAGATAAGAATCGTGTAGACACCTGTGGTAAATCTATTGCATCTAATGTGTATGAAAATATATGGTATGCTATAGATCGTGGTTTGAAATTTGATATTAAATGCGTTATAGGAAATGAAAATGTACATCTTATGGAAGAGATCCATAAACAGTTCTTAGAATTCCAAAAATATGGAGTTTCTGGAGAATTCGTTGTTGCTCATCGTTCATTATACACTGGCAATTTCCTAGAAACTTTTAGAGAGCAATATATTAAGACCTTTACATTGGATAAAATGTATATGGATCATCTTAATAGAATTATTGCTGTACTTCAAAATGATAATTACTTTGGTTCTTGTGATGCTGGTAAGTACAAGGTTATAACTCCAAGTGGATGGCAATCTTATTGTACTGCATTATCCCAAGAAGAAACAAAGTTTGGTGAAGAACTTCTACAAAAACCATGTAAGAATCCTAAATGTGATGCTTGTGAATATCGTTGCATGTGTGATGGTGGTTGTAGATATGAACGATTCTTAGAATTTGGTGAAGATTGGGAATCTAACTTCTTAGAATCTACATGTATCATGATGGAAGTATACTACAAGACCATTAAACAATGGCTATCTACTTTATCTAGATCAGATAAAGAAAGATTGTATGAAATAATTAAACGATATAAGGCTTACCAATCCGAATATCATAAGGAGATGGTTTACTGATGATTAACTACGTTCCTGAGCGTATTTACGCTAAAATAAAAGATGATCCAAGCTTTATTGAAATTGACAAGCTTGCTAAAGATAGATTTAGTAAATCTGGTACATTGCTTGATGTAGTCATGTTTGATAATAATATCAAAGAAGATGATTTCATCTATAAGCAATATAATGATACTTTATATGCGTTAGTTAAAAAGTATTGTCCAGAATATGAACTTCAAATGAAGATTACTCTTGATAATGATATGACAAAGAATGATCTTTTGTATTATTATGATCATAGATCCGAATATGATACAGAAACTGTTCTTTATATATTATCATACTTGATTAATACTTCTTATCAAGATTACACATTCAATACTTATCAAAAACAATATCATGAATTATATGAAGCTCAAGATTTGAAAACAAAATATCAATTCTCTACATATATTCATTTGAAATACATCAACTCCAAAGTTGAAGATTATGCTATTAATGAAGCTCCTAAAGATGAAACTTACTTGACTAAAGTATTTGGTCTTTTGACTTCATTATATAACGAATACAAGCTGATAATTAAAGATCAAGATTTGTTGAAATATGTATTCATTGAAATCTTTGACCATACTTTAACAAATGCATACAACTTCGTTGATAATGATAAGCTAATCTATAAACAACTTCCTAATATTAGCGTTCCTGAAGATATCTTAGATGGTGACTTTAAAGGAACCTCTATTAATGAGCTTGGTATTCTTGATAAGAAATTTGAATTATCATTTGCTGTTCGTAATTGGGAAGAGACAACTAAATATTATTATGAAATTTTAGAATGGATTGATAATGCTCTTTCTGAACCACAAAAACTATTCAAGACTCTTGTGATTTATGATAAAGTTATGGCTCCAAACTTCTGTGGTATTTTACGTAGATATGTAAAATTAAGTACTCAAATTTTATGTAAATCTGGTGATCCATATCTTAGAAATCTAAACCCACAAGATCAAGAATTTATTCTAAGAAAATCTTATAGTGGTACTAAGTTCTCTAATCAAGCAACTACAGATTCTTTCAATCGTTTGACTAATCATATTGATCAATGGTTTGCAAATAATGAAGTTGCTTTAACTGTTTATAAGAATTGGTACTACAATATTAGAGGAAAAGAAGATGTATTCTTGCCCTAGTTATGACATACAATCAGTAGATGGCTTTAAGTTAAATACTATTGATTTACATATAAATCGTTTATGTAATATGGCATGTAAATATTGTTATCTTATTGGTGGGTTTAATACTAATAGCGATACATCTACATTTACTAGATGGAATGACCTAATAGAAATGCTCAAATATATAAATATAGATAATGATAAATTAACAATAAACTTTAGTACTGGTGAGTTATTTACTAGTACTAGAATGCCAACTTTATATAATGCTATCAAAAAGATAGATAAGATTAATAGATATAGAGCTATTGATATTGAGTATAGATGTTTCTCTAATGGCACATCATATGAAAATATAAAAGATTTTATGAATAAGATGTTTGGTAGAAATATCACATTGAGTATTTCATACGATGGAGAGAATTCATCTAGATTATACAAAAATGATTCTGATTCTACTTTAGAAACTTTAAAATCTTTAGCTAGAATAAACTGTGCTGATGAAGTTATAGTCAGAAGTGCAGCTCATGAAAATATACGTGATCTATCAAATACAATTATCAATCTATATAATCTAGGATATAAAAACTTAGAATATTATTTGGTCGATGATTGGCAAGGATATAGAGATCCTGAATATATAAAACTCTTTAAAGAAGAAGTATATAAACTATTAACTTTTTTTAAAGATAAAGGCGATTGCTTATATAATATTCATAAATATAAAACCAGAGTGGCTCCGACTACATCTTGTGTAGCTGGAAAAACTCTTTCTATAGATACAAATGGTAGAATATCGGTATGCTCTACATCACTAAACCCCAAGTTAGGATTAGAGGATATTTCTGTAGATATAACTGAATGGAGAAAAATTCCAGAAGTCTTTAAAAAGTTTAAAAATATTACATTGGATAGATCTAATTTAGACTGTGCTACGTGTAATAATATTCTTTGCGAAGACTGCTGTTCTCATAAAGCTATATCTAAAAATTACCAAGATAGACTATATCAGCAATGTAATATTAGACATGCTGAACTCGAAGTTTATAAATCAATATTCGAATGATAACTTAATGGTAATACTCATAAAGAGTATTACCATTATATTTTCTATGGAGGTATCAAATGTTTGAACGATTTGATGCTATAGTATATAAAGTATCCGAGTATTGTAATTTAGATTGTGTTTATTGTTTCCAAAAGCACGATGTTAAAGAACGTACTAGAGGATTTACATATTTTGATGAATTAATAAAGTTACTTATAACTTTACCATTAGCCGATGACTTTGAGATTAAAGTTACTGGTGGTGAGTCTAGTCTTCATTGTGATAAGATCAGACAGGACTATAAAAAATTTAAGAAAATTGAACGATATAAAGAAACTAATATCCAAATGACTACCATATCAAATGGATCTAATATAAATGGGTTAATAAATTTATGGGATGATGGAATATTAAATCCTTGGGGTTGTAAGATATCCTGGGATGGTATATATAGTGCATCTAAATCTCGTAAACCGAAGAATATTGGAGTATTTAATGATGACTACTTCAATAAAACTATAACCACTTTAGGTAAATCTGACTATAACGATAAGGTGCTTGTTAGGACTGCATGTACACCTGACACGATAGATAATTTATATGACGCATATAAGTTTGCTTTAGATAATGGCTGTTATAAATGGGAATATTATCCACTATCAGACTGTGATTATTATAAAGATCCAGATTTCCTTAAAAAGTTTGAAGAGCAATTATATTATATCTTTGAAGAGAATGCTTTAGAAGAAAATAGAGACAAAATAGTTGCAAATGTAGACACAATGTTGTATACTAATAATATGACAGAAAAAGAAAGATTAAGATCTATTAGCTGTAGACATCTTGGTCATTTCTTACATGTCGGCATTGATGGTTCTCTTTATCCATGTGGATACTTTTCTGATGATGCATTCTATTCTAATCAGACTTTAAAAATTGGTGATGTATTCACTGGATTATATCCTGAAGTAATAGATAAATTTACTAAAGAATATAATCAAACTCCAATGTGTAGTGTAGCAGAAGAAGATGGGTGTAAATGCTTCCATTGCTTCGAATGTCCAGCTGTAAGCAAATTCTATAAGAATAATTTACAGAATAAAATGAGACAACAATGTGCAATGCGACACATAGAAAAGAAAGTCTTTGAAGATGTATATAAAAATTATGTCTTTGATGAAGATCAAATTAAACGGAATTTTACGTACGCAGAAAACTGGAACACATGATTGAGAGCCAAAGTGTATGAGAAGTTTTTATTTTTTATACAAAGGAGATCTCATAAGAATGAGTACGGAAACTATCGTCAAGAGACGACAGCTTAGGAAAAAATTTTTCCTTTTATTTCCTGCGGCAATTCCTGTTGTATACGTTTTAAAAGGAATTAATTTCATTCTTAAGTTAGTTTTGAAAAAGAAGTAAATTCTTCAAACTATGGTTATATTCCCAGTAGGTGTTAATCATCTACTGGGATATAAACATCTCGATAATGAGGTATTTATAATGAAATTTAAACATTTATATCCAGAATGCAATAATGCAATTCTAATTACAACTGACATGTGTAATTTATCTTGTAAGTATTGCTTCGAGAGTAATAAATCTAATAATATTATGACTCCTGAAACAGCTTTAGGAATCATTAAGAAAATATATAGAGATACAAGTGATCCTAAATATCCATTTAAAGTATCCTTCTTTGGAGGAGAACCTTTAATTGGTTGGGATGCCATGAAAACAATTTATGATTATTTGAATGAAAATAATCTACCATATAAAACTGGAGCGACTAGTAATCTAACTTTATTGACTGATGAAATAATTGATTACTGGAAGAATGCTGATACATTTATAACCGCATCAATAGATGGTAATAAGATTACACATGATAGAAATCGTAGTAATTCATTTGATAAAGTTGCAGATGCTTTAGATAAACTTAATGCTAATAATATTCTATTTGAAGCTAGAATGACTATATCATTCGATGATATAAGCAATCTATTCGAAAATGTAAAATTTATCCATCAGAGATTTAATGCTAAACGTATAATACCACAATTAGATACTAATATTTTGCATATATTAAAATATCTTGATCTAGAAGCTCAGTGGTATAAGATAGCTGATTATTATTTAGAGAATCTAAATACTGATACTGAATTTAATTTCGGTGGAGTATTAAGTAGATTCTTAGATTTAGATCTAACTAAGCATGACGAATGTACTAAGTGCTGTTACTTTGGATCTAATACTTCAGTAGTTATTAATTGGAATGGTGATGTTGTATCATGTCCAGATTCATATTTTAATGAAACAGATTGGAATATGAATTATGGTAATATTTTAGAAGATAATCTAAATCCAGAACCAAAATATAAATGCATAAAATACCAATTAGAATCTAAGTATGCTAAGAAATGTGACTTCTGCCGTTGCAAGGGTAATATTTGCAATGGTGAATGCTATTTACATATGATAGCCGATGAACGTAAAGAATTTGGTCAGAAAAATGCATTCTGCCAGATGAATGAAATATACTACGACGTAGTTAAATATATCCAGAATGCCCTTAAATAAAGGAATTAGCCCATAGGCGATCATAGCCTATGGGCATAACATTTCAGTAATTAAATAGCGTGAAAGGAGTTAAATATGCCTGATCGTGGTAAATATAAATATAATGATCCTCCTTATATAACTGAAGGAGTTAAGATCGGAGATGAATTTGCAACTCAAGCTAATAATCTCGTAGATGTAATATACAGACTAAAAAATGAACTTAATGATATCAATCATGTTTGGGAAAATCCCGATGAGCATTATGATAGATATTATCAAGAAAAGCATATCGATGGAGATAATAGAAATTGGCATAATGATACAAAGAATAGAACTGTAACTCCCTCCAAGCGAGGTCAGAAGTTGACAGTTGATAATATGAATGTATTAGTATTATATGCTAATAAAATTAAGGAAAGTCTTGGACATCTTCCTGCTAACTTATATACAGATATTCCAGAATTGACTTACGGTAGTAAAGCTAGTATTGAAACTTTCAAATTAATTGAAAATAATATCAATACTATTAGTAAGCATCTTAATAAAATATGGAATCAATCTTTTGATACTAATGGCTATTGTATTAAACCATGTCAAGTTGGTTGTCAAATAGGTTGTGAAATTGCAGCTCAGGCACCTGATATGAATGGTGCTAATATTTATCCTCCTAATATTGGGATTGAAGGATTCTATTATGCATGGCCTGGTAGATATTATTCTTCTAGGCCAGATCCAGATCCTAAAGGATTTATGAAAATAGTACGTGTAAACTCACCTCTAGATCAAGAAAGTCTTAAAGGTGTGATTTTTAATCCTAATTATGGGATACCGTATACTAGTATATTTGGTGTAGTCAGTGAAGAATTAGAAAGACGTATTAATAATTACAATTGGGAAAGATATCAATATAACCTTTCTCAAAAGAACTCTAATAAATGGCCTAAATATTATAAGCCATATTATTCATTTAGATGGCTTACTTATGTACTACCAGTAGATATAAATAACTGGTTAGAACCTACTAAAATAATAGATCATCTTGAAGTTGATAGAAATGGTCCTCATAATTATTACAGAAATATGCCTAAGCATATTCAATCGGATAATAACTATGATAAATACGTATTTGTAGATTATGATACTGATTATCTAATAGATTCAGACGAACCACAATATCAAAGATATAAAAAGGATTATTATTTATACGTTAAATATCCTAAGAAAAATGGTACGTATAAATACCCAGTACGAAAAAGTTATGATGACTGTGGTGGGTGTGAAAATAAATAGAGGTTATATAAATGGCAAAATTAAGAGACACGAATGTCAGAGACCGCTTAGAGGTTGTTGGTAGTATAACCTCTGGCGGTAAAGAAGTTTCTAAAGCTGGTCACTCTCATAGTTTATCAGAATTATCTGGTATTAATGAAGCAGTAATCGAGCTAATGAAGAAAAATACTGCATATAACTCTGAAAGATTGAATGGATTAACCTCCGATGAATATCTAAAGAGCAAAGGATACCAAGAGCTTATTGTATTAGCTGATATGGAATATCCTAATATTAAAAATTTATCAATGGTTCTAAATAATAAGAATACATTTAAGATTTCTGCTATTAAATTAGACTTATTAATTAATCATTGTCCGGTAAATCTAGTATTAGATTTAACTGCAGACCGTGGTGCTACTTATGTAGACCAATCTGATAGTTATGTATCTAGTAAGCTTATCGGCTTTAGATTTAAAGTTCAAAATACTGGGGATAAATTCGGTCTTTCTATAAATAATATTGATGTATTTAATGCTAAGATTATAAAATTATCAGTAATCAATAAAACTTCTACAGGTATTAATATCCCTGATGTGACACAATTAAAGACTAATTTAGTTGTATCTACTCCTGCAGGATTTAATGAATCCGAAGGGGAACTTATTAGAATTAGACCAATAATGAATTATAACTCTATTTCCATTAATGGAATGAGTAAATCTTTTATTGCCACTAATTTTAATATGAAACGATTCTATGGTAATTCTAATGCATCTATTTTTGCATATTATCCAGTATTGACCGACTGCATTTGCGTTGGCGATAAAACTGGTAATATAAAGGTATTTGATTTAAGAAATAAAACAGCAATTAAAGTATATGATCTAAGTAATGGATCTATTAACTTTAGATTTACTGATGTAAATAGTAAAGATTTTGATTCTGCCACTAATTTATTGATCGATGCTGGTTCTGTATTTAACGGTCAATATAATATATTAGCATTAGGTAATACTGAAAATAATTTCTTCTATCCATATGGATGTATTGATCGCTTAGATGATGGAACTAGAAGTCTTACATTTAATAATGTAACTGATATTCCAGATTGGGTGTACGCAATTAGAGATCATTATCGTTCTCTTCTCGGTCTATCCCCATTAGTTAAATTAACTGGTAAAATTAATGGAGTTGCATATAATGGTACATCTGATATTGAAGTACCAGCTGCTAAATTAAAAACTCCAGTTAATATTAATGGCGTTCAATTTGACGGCACTAGAGATATTACTATTACTGCTAGAGCAAATGGTGGTAATGCTGATTCTCTTGGTAATCTAAATGCAAGTCAATTTGTTAAACAAACTGACGTTGGTAATGCAGCTAATAAAATAGTGAAATATAATGATAAAGGTCAATTAGAATGGCCTAATGGTTATAAAGAATACTTTGAATAAAAAATAAAGATAGTACTATCTCGTATAGTACTATCTTTTTAATATTTTAATGGAGACTTAATATGGCAAAGCTTAATATAAAACGTGTTATAGAAAGTCCTGATGGAAATAAAGAATATCTGACTTTATATACTACTTTAGAAGAAGTAAATGGCGTCGGTAAAGCATTAGAAATACCTAATATTGGTAAAGCTTATTATGGTATTGGCGAAGTAACTGACCCTCAAGCTTCGGCTAAAAAAAGATTTAATATTAATGGTACGGTTATGGCCGCACTTAAAGAGGTTACTACTAGATATTATAGTAAATACTTCTTATGTGATATTGGTGATAACGATATCGTATTACCTCCAGATGCTATCAGTGTAGAATATACATTGATTGGTGCTGGATCTGGTATGGCAATATTTAATAATCATATTTATTATAGTGAAAATGATGCTAAGATAAATGCTACTGATTATAATAAATTTGTAAAAGATATTAGTAAAATTTATCCTAATGGTGTTAATGGTGGATCAATTTTATCTGGATCTGCAACCAAATTATCAGTAGTGAATGCTGATGACTCTGTGAAAGAAGTTGCCACTGCTAAAGGTGGAATATTAGAGATATATTCCGCTAATCTATCTACTCCAACATCTAAAACTACTAATAATTTATTATTCGATTCTAATAAAATAAATTTTGATAAAGAAATTTTAGAATTTAAAAATACTGCTAATTCTAATTATCGACCTGGTATTATTAATAAACTTATTGGTCATACAGTTAGTAGAAATAATTCCGTATCTGAAGATACAAGTAAAGAACTTCCTATAAATGTAGGTAATGAATATGAATCTCTAATTAAAAATAAGTTAGGGATTACCGATAAAGATATAAATTATTTTGTACCATTACGTACAAATAAAGGCTGTACTGTTTACAACAAAATGGGGCCATATATAAAAACTCTTTTAAGTTATAGTAAATCAGAAAATACTGATCAAAAATCTATTCTTTCCGCTATCGGCACAAACTCTGCAAACTATTTTAAAGGGTTAATAAGCAATGAAACTATATTCCCAGGTAAATTTTTGTCCAAGCATACAAGTGGATTTAAATTAAGTAATGATGATATTGGTCAAATCCCTCAATTACCAAAATCAATAAATTCCAATTATACTGAAAATTATACATTTAACGAATTTGGGTTAAATGCAGATAATGAATCTGAATTCTTCAATAAATTATTCACAAACTCAGTAGATACCGCATCATTAAATGGTAATGAGATTTACTATTATAATGATAATTCTGATGTGATTTCTAAGCTTAAAGTATTAGCTAAAACAAATATAAATACTAATCCAAGAACTGATGGATTTATTAATTTATTTTATAAGAATATCTCTAAGCGTGCTTTTAATACTGACGCTATTGGCGGAAAACGTATTAAATTCAATGGAGTTACTACAAGTAATAATAATCTTAGTAAATATTTTGATCAAGACACTTTAAAATGCGAATTCAATGTGGGTAGTAATCTTAAATTAGATTACTCTTTCTACTTTGGCCAACTTCAAACTTTCTTTAATGAAACAAATGACAAATATGATTTCACAAATGATGATACCTTCTATAAATTCAATCCATTTAGTGCTGGTTGTATTACTGGTACTACATCTGAAGTTGTAAAAGGTATAGTCAATGTAAAAGGTTGTAAAGCTATACGTCTAAGTATTGGTGAACATGGTAAAATTTATAATAATAAAATAGGCTTAGATGCTAATGATTATTTTAAAGATATTGAGGCAAATGGCTTTGCTATTATTAAAATTAATTTCACATCAAATGCATTATACACTGCAAGCGATGATCAATATTTAAATAATCTTAAATATAGTTTAAATAATACATATAATTCGTATGCTGCTATATCTAAAGATAAATTACCTTTCTATGATTCAATTAACAGCCAAATTTGCCGTGAAGTCATATCTGGTAACAAATCTAAGATGTCTCCGAAATATACAACCGCTCAAATATTAAATAGGACGAATGGTAATGCAATAAAGATAAATAGATTTAATCCTATAATAGCAGACACATCAGAAGATGCAATTTTCTCCAATTTTTATCCGACAGAAAGTAGCTACTTATTGGATTTAAATAATGATATTATATATCCTTCTATGATATATAATCTTCATGATATAACTCCAGTTAGATATAATCCTTTATACACTAAATATATATCATTATCAGCTTTTTATAATTCGAATCCTATTAATAATTTTAATAATTTTATTAGAATTATGGAAAGCGATTCCGCTAAATACTTATACTCTTTAAGTAATATTAGTGATTATGATATTCAATACTCATCTTCAAATCTAATAAGAAATAATGATTTATTCTACATTAATTTTAGTAAATCTAAAAATTTAAGATCTATTTATTATATTAAGAGTAAATCTAAATTAACTGTATTAGATTTACGTAGTATAAAAGGTGATCTAAATTTAAACAATATTACTCCAGATGGTGATATAAAAGTTTTATTTAATCATCAGGCTACATTAAATCTATCAAATTTCCTTAAAGATTTTAAGGGCGATTTTATTGCAGATCCTAATATCCCAGAAACTTGTATTTCTAATTCTATAAGTAATACAAATGCATTATCTACTGCATTTAATAATGCTCAGAATATTAAAGATCTAAGCATGCATGAGATTAGGAATGATAGAAATTATAAAAATCTAGCATTCAATAATGTTTATGCTAACTGCTTAAATCTAACCCATACTACTAAAAATTTCTCTAAATTAGTAGAAAAATCTACAGATAGTACTAATTTCTCTATGCTATTCTATTCATGTAAGAAATTAAATACAGAAGAAATGCTAATTAATTTTGGTAATCATACTGGTAAATTAAATATGTATGCGATGTATTATAATACATCAATACCAGTAATAAATGATACTATTGATTATGATAATCTTGCAAATGGATCATTAATGTATGCTAAGACTACATTAGATAGTCCTCTTAATAATCAAAAAGTAGCAAGATTCTACTTTAATGATAAAATGGCATCGATCTTTAGTGAAACTACATTTAATGATATTAATTTTACACAAAAATTAGTAAGTAAATATAATACATTTGCTACTGATACAAATGTGAAAAATCTAAATGTATTTAAGAATGCAATATTCCCTAGTGATCAAGAAAATAACCCAGATTTAGTTTATAATTTACGTGGCAAATATAATAACCATGGTAAAATTATTACAGATGCGAAATTAGATTTTGAATATACTGAACCTATCACTGATATTACAAATGATGATATGGGTATGACAGATATGACTATGGGGTATGATTTGAAATTGCTCCAATCAAATAAGTTCATTGATAGTGTAACAAAAGTAACTGCATCATCAATTTCCCCAATGGTCAAATCTAATATATTTAATATGAAATTTAATAGACTGATACCAGGTCCTCGTACAGTCGATACAGAAACAAACGTTAGATTTATTCTTTCAGAAAAAGCTACAGATGTTAAACTTTTAGGACCACTAGTGCCAGGATTTGAAGATAAATATCATGCTGAAGTTTATGGTATTAATAAGAATTTTGAATTAACGTCAAATTCTACATATGAAAATATTGTAAATACTCTAAGCAACGTCTATGGCGCAGCATGCTCTTGTATGTATAATCCAAATGAGTATCAAAAAAATAATGTTGGCTTATATCTTTCTGATGGGCCTGATGATTTTCATACAATTCATGATAGCGTAATTCATTATGATAGACAATATCCAGTTAATATAAAAATATTTTATCAACAATATAAAGATGATCAAGGAGTTCCAGCTAATAATGCTGAACTTAAAAAGGAAATTGCTAATATAGATAATGTAAAATTTATATCTACGTTTACAGTTGCCGATAATATAAACAAAAATATAACGTCTATTTTTATCGTTAATAACAACGATGAACAGGAACGTATTGATTTTGACAATTTTACAAGTAAAGGAAAGAAAATCCTTATAGTAATTTCTAATGGTCAAAATAAAATTGTAATAACTCTTTATAGGGTGAATACTACTAAATACGTAGTATTGTATGATGAAAAATGTAAGCTTAAATGGGCCCCTGTATACTCACATTACGATATTTCATTCTACCCAAATCGGGATTATACTGATGAATCTTTAAAATCTAAACCTAGAACTATACCAGTTCCTACTAATGAATGTACTATAACATTTAATACTAATTCACTAGATAGAAATGCTTTAGGTGAATTACAAGAATATATTAAGTGCGTGAATTATCGTAGATCTAAACCAGTCCATGCTATAATCAAAATTAGAGACAAGGCTAACTGGAATAATATACTACTAACTCAAACAATTTAAGGAGAATCTTATGAGAAAATATGCACAAATCTTCCATGGAGAAGTAATCTATATTATTGACTCCTTTGCATCTTTAAGTGATCTAAGAGAGCACTTTTCTGAAGATACTGTATGGCTTGATATTACAGAGATGGACGATATCGAAGTTGGTTATATTCAAGTTGTAGATAGAGATGGGCGAATTACATTTAGGCATAGTGTCGATAATGATTTTGATTCATTAGACGATTCTGAAAAAATTAATGCAATGATCTATGCAGCTAAAGTAAGACGAGATAAATATCTTGACGAATTAGCTCAATCTAAACGGTATTTAGATGCACGTGATTGTTTTGATTACGATTATGGTATTTATTCGGATGGCCATAAGTTAAAGGATCTTAAGTTCAAATTAGATCAATTTATCTTAGAACGAGTTCCTAGTTTAATATCTTTAGATACTGCTAGGGATTTAGATTTTGAATCTGAAGCTAAAAGATTAGAATTTGAATGGTAAGAAAGAAATACCCCATAGGAGTTCAACTCCTATGGGGATTATATTAGAATTTCATCAAATGATGATTTATCCATGTAGCCTAAAATATACATATTACGTCTTAAAGATTTTTAATCAATATATCCAGAAGGATTAAACTCCTTTTGGGTTATATATCATTATTGTGATTCATATATCTTATATTTATTTTAAGGAGGAAAAGTATATGAAAATTTTTAGCGTATGTGCAAGAGTAGACTACAATGGTCAAGATGTTATCGACTTAGGTTTATTTAAGTCCTCTAATGCTGCGTTATTAGCGATGAAAACATTTATTGATAATCATGTTAGATCCGCTAGTAAAATTAGTATAGAGCTATTTACATTTAGTGATAATACTTTGAACGATGATGCTAGTCTTCCATATACGACTATTGATCTTATGTACAATCCTAGTACTAAGAAGTATGATGATCTAAATCCGGTATTGTTTGTATGATACTGGTAGGAGGGAGAAGTTAATCTCCCTCCTTTTATTTTTTTTTGTAAAAATAACACCCATAGGAGTTAAACTCCTATGGGGATATTTTTTAGTATTTCATCATTGGATAAAGATTGATGTGATCTGGGTGTATACTTCTACTATTAGAACTATATACTTCTGAAGATCTAGATGCATCAAACTTCAACTTTTTACCAAAGTATTGTTTGTTGAAAGTTTCCATATTTGCACCAGTATTAGTTGGATCACTATCTTTGACAAATGCACCAGATGCTTCTTCTATACCGATTTGACCACCAGTACGAATAGCCATTTCACCAGTAATATTAGGAGCACTAGAAGTGACATAATTACCAATATCTGGAGTATCTACATCAGCTTTTAGATATACATATGTATAGTTTGGTAAGAAGAATTTATCAGTGCCAGATTTTCTAAATAGACCCCTTTTATTTACATCAGTAGTCCAAAGACTATTCTTTTCAGCAAATTCATAAAGTCTAGGATATCTAGCAATAGTAACTTCTGCACCATTAGCTAATACATAGCCGTCTGGTTTATATGGTAATAATATAAGTTCCCCAATAAGATGATTATCGTCTTTATCAAAATATTGTACTGTAGAATTTCCTTCTAGGTTAATAATAGAACCTATAATATTACTGTTATTTTTCAATGTATTAGCATTATTATTATTTACAAAAACTGCATTATTAGATACAACTTGGTATGCTTTTCCTTCATAGATGAATTTTTCACCTTTGACAAATTTAGCATTAGTATTCCAAATTCTATATCCACTTTGCATTTCAATAGCTTTAATTAGAGTTGTAGCTATAGTTTCGACACTGTTATTAGCGGTTTGTGCAATCTGTCTAATAGATTCCATAGTTTCACTTACAGTAGAAACATTAGCCAATTCTAACCAGTCATTATTAGACTTATTATCTAAAGCAAATTTAAGAGTTTTTGTTGCTCTATTATACCCAAATTGACCAGCAAAGTTAGGAGTTCCACTTAGATTACCGCCAATATTGAAATGGTCAACAGATAACCAACCATTTTGGCCATCAGCGATATAATATTGAACTCCGCCATAAGGTGCCCAACCTGGAGCAATTTGACCTTTAGTAATACCACTTAGTTTAGGTGGAGTTACATAAGGTCTAAATATAGTACTACCATTAGATGGAACTACAGTTGTATTCCAGTTGAATGGTGTATTTACTAGAATTGTACCACCGCCAGATGTATTCATTACATAGTATACATTATTAGCGGTATTTGTATCGCCACCTACAGTGATATTAGAGTTAGGGCTAGTAGCTAAACCAGATCTAGCACTACCGTTTAATGTAATATTATTACATACTATATTAGAACCATCTGTTACAGTAATATGAGTAAATCTATCTCTTAGAACTACACTATTATTAAAAGTACATCTTTCAAATCTACCGTTAGTATTACTCATGATTACGTTGGAATAATCAGTATCAGATGCTACAGTAGGATATACTTTAAATTGGATATTTTCAAAGCCAACGTATTTAGAATCTTTAATGATTAATGGCGGTAAGAATACATTTCCACTACCATCACGTTTGAATTCTAAATGGCTTTGAAGATTTTTAATTACAACTCCAGTTCTTGTACCGGAATCTGCAAAATCATTTAAATGATCATCACCAGTATAGTCGCCGGATTTGATATTAACATTTATATCACTATAGTTATTAGAGTGAACAAATCTAATTACATCACTTAAATTATTAAACGGCGTTTCTTTATCACCAGTTTTATAATTTCCAGTATATGATTGATCTAAATAGACATCCAATGCAGTGCCCTGCATATTAACGCCATCACGTAATAGCTTAGAGTTATAACTAACACTATTATTTTTAGCTGTATATGTAATTTTGATATCTTCTACTTGATCACCGAGGCCGTAAATATTAGAACCAAGTTCAGATAAAGTAACTTGGTAGTTATGACCAACTGTATTACCACGAAGTTGTTTAGCATTTGCTGTAACTACAACATCAGTAGGACTAATTTTACGATATACTGCCGGCATTTCAGTAATACCATGATGATGCGATTTAAGTAAATCTACATTAGAAGGTACATACTTAGCGGTATTTTGCATACCTTCAGTTAAGCAATCGCCTTCTAAAACCACATTACGGCCAATATAGCTAACTAATAATCCAATAGATAAATTATTATAATTATTATTGGCTTTATTACCAGTTTTATAATAATCATAATCTGCTTGAGAATTATTATAGAAAGTTAGTTCAGCACCATTAAAAGATTGCAACCCATTAGGAGCAACTTCGCATGGGATATTATTAGATGCACATAAGTTATTATATTTATTATATAAACTTTGCAATACTGATTGACTAATACCATTTGGGCCACTAGTAAATGCAGTTTTAGATACATCTGGAAGGTATACTTTTTCTACTTTTTTACCAGTAATTAATTTTTCTAGATTACCATAATGATCTGCATGGAAATGTGTAATCAAAATAAATTTAAATTTAGTAATTTGATTTTCATCCATGCATCTTGTTATGGATTGGAATGACTGATTAGATTCATTAAAGCAATCGACTATAAACCAATTAGCATTATCAATCCCTACGATAGTGCAATCGCCTAAATCAGTCTCTGCACCATATTTAGGGAAAATAACACTTAAAGATTTTTCATCGGCTTTTTGTATTTCTTTTTTGAATGCTGTTAATTCATTTCTGAAATTATTTACAGATTCATCTAATTCGGGGCGATAGATAGTTACTTGATTATTAGATCCTCTACTACGAGAAACCTTATAAACAACTAATTCAAATGTATCGCCTTTATCAGCAGAATAGCCTAATAAAACTATAGATTTGGAGGTTTCACTAAATTTATAGTTAATACCTTCTGTCAATCTAATACCATCTTGGAATACTTCTAATTTATCAGTACCAGGATTGTAATTTAGTGCATCAAATTTGATGCTAGACTCACCATCGGCAGCCGCAGTATATGTATAAGTAGTACTATCAATTAGATATGGCATACCATTTGTTACATATAACCTATTAGACTTAGAGTCAAATTGTAATGATAATTCATCATTAGCTTTAATTTGACCGGCTTTTACTGGAGATGCGCCGACAAAAATTGGGTAAGATACGCCACCGACAGTAATTGTGGCATTATCTGCAACGTCAGCATGGAATCGAGTTAATAAGATATTGCCATCGATTAGTTTATAGTCATCAGATAAGTTAGTTCCCATATGGGAATTATCATCTTTTGTAGTACAACGAATAACAATAGCACTTCTATCCATTAAGTTAGCCATTACATCATATAGACCTTTAACTGCTGCACTTGTAGCAACTGCTGTAGTATCGTTAGTCATATAGTCATTACTATACTTAACCATTCTATCGATAGGAATAGTACCTTTAGCTATATATGCACCATCAATGAAATTCATTGTTTCAAGTTTAGGAGCTTGAGTATTATAAATGAATTGGAAGTTGATAGTACGGTTAATATCTACTTCTTCTTGGAAAGTAATAGTATTATTTTCCACAGAATACCGGTTTGGATAGATTTGAACTGTACCAATATATACAAGCATAGCATTAGGATAGTTGAAATATCCTTCAAATGGCACAGGGATATTGAAAGTTTTGCCTTTCTTAGTTACTACGATAGAATCAAAAGAAGAAGAAATATGGGAGATCTGTCTAACTTTAGATTCTACAGTTTCACCATCATCAGTATAAACTTGAGATGCAATTGTTAAAGGAGCGAATCGTTCCTCACCTTTAACTAAAGTTGTTGGAGTGATATTTTTATAATCACCAATAACTTTACTAATTTCTTGGGACGCAATCACATTATTCCAGTTTTTCTCTTGAGTCCAAGTATAGAATAATTGAGTTCCCTTTACATAGTATACTTTGCCAGCACTAGCTTTATCATTATTAGATAATTTAAATCTGTCGGCATCTGTATCTAAAGCTACAAAGGAAGAAGTTTTAAAACGAATGTCATATGCAACGTCATAAAATGCTTCATTTGTATCATTTGTTAATATAAACTGACCTTCAGTAATAGGGACCTGAGATAGATCAGCCCGATTAGAAGGTGTAAATTTTAAAGTCGCCATCTAAATAAACCTCCAGATTAATTATCGATATTTGCGTCTTTACCTACAAAGGTAGGAGAAACAGTACAGAACCAGTTGATACCGCCATCATAAGAATTAAGTCTAACTAGTTGAGCTTCATTATTCTTACTAGGAATGATACGTTTAGGTAACTTGAGTTCAATACCGTCTTTACGAGTGATATGTACATTGAATGCTTGAGCCCCAATATTATGAGGGCTAAGAATCAATATAATTTCTTGAGTTGTATCAGATACAGCTTTGATGGTAAATTGAGGTTCAGCTGTATCTAATAGGAAGTTGTATACAACGCCAGGAGTGATTTCTTTAGAAACACCGCCGGCTAGATTAACTTGAGATTCTTGTCTTAAGTTATTTCTATTAGTATTAGCAGCTTCAAGTGCTTTAATTTTAGGTAATGGATCTTCAGCCGATAATAATCCATTTACTTTAGATTGTAATTGAGCGAAGCTATTAGTTAATGTATTTGTAGTTTGTTCAACTTTCAATACATTTTGTGTTAAGTTAGGAATAGCTTCCAATGCAGTAAGTCTTGTTTTATAAGAAGTTAAAGTATCACCAATATTCAAGTTATCATAAGCATCAATACGTGCACCTAAAGCGTCACGAGCTTGAGTATTAGTGGCATTATATTTCTTTAATTCTTCTAATTCACTATTAACCAATCTAGTTCTAGTTTCAATACCATCGGAGATAGTAGAAACTTTTTGTTTTAATTCGTTAATAGTTGCAGTATTGTCACCAGCTTGCTCTAAGGTGGATACTTTTTGTTGTAGAATACTAATCTGAGGTCCATAATCTGTCTTAGCTTCAATTTTATCAACCTTACCTTCAACAGTTTTAACTCTAGCAGTTAAGTCTTCTTTTGCTTCTAAAGCAACAAGACGTTTCTTAGCATCATCAATACCAGTTGTAACAGCTTTTACATTATTAATTGCAGATTCAATCTTACCATTAAGTCCATCAGCTGTTGTTTGAGCACGAGCAGCAGTTTCTTTTGCAGTATCAACATCTCTTCGTAAAATAGGAAGATCAGCATATTGGTCTGCAGTAATTTTAATCTTAGCTACATCATCTTGAAGTTTCTTAAATTTCTCTGCATCTGGAGGTGCAGTTTCTTCTAAGTGACGTACACGATCTACGATATCAGTATCTGTACGAGCTACCCATTTAACTACATTACCATCTTTAACTGGGTAGGTATTATTATTTGCACTTTTGAATCCGTTAATTTCAATATTACCATCAAAATTAGAAATGGAATCATTATCGAATTTGATTTGAGGAACCCGATAACGCTTATTAGGTTCATCTAAAGTTTTAAGGTTAAATTCAGATAATTGTTTAATATATTCGCCTAGGTTTACAACACCTACGCCTTTGATATTGAATGTATAATTAGATAAATCTACATTCTTCTCTACTTCTTTTAGAATAAGTTCTGTTATATCAAAGATAACAGATTTATCTTCAGCCGAAACTACATATAGCTTGCCCTTTTTATAGTCAAATAAGATTTCTTTCTTCTCTGCCATAAAACGAGAGTTATAATCTAATGCTATAAGAGGGACACGAAGACCATTATAGTTGGAAGTTGCCATTATCGTTTACCTCCTTGAAAAGTTAGATAATTACATTAATGTTCAAAAATAGAGCTAGGACACAAAAGGCCCTAGCTCTATAGTTTTGAACTTAATTAACCATTTTTATTTATAATAGTATCACCATCATGGATAATAACTTTATCGATATCAATGATTTCATTTTCATCATCAAAGTCAATTTCAGGTAATGGTTTATTGAATACTGGTTTATCTTTTTCTAATATAGCTTCCTCTTCGGAAATTACATGAGATAAACTTGGGTCTCCAACTAATTCACTATTCTTAGGCTCTACATTTAGTTTTTCATAATTAATATGAGGATTAGCTAAATGATCAGCATTAAGTGTATTAGCAATATACATATTTTTATTGAAAGTATTTACATCTTCTACGGCTGTAGTAAATGAAATACCGGCAGCACCATGTAACTTCTTATTTTCATATCTAGTCATATCTAATTGAGTAGATGTAGTTTGAGGAGTTACATAAATTGTATAGCTTTCTAATGGTTTTACTTTGATATAAGTAGTAACCTCTTCAGGAATAGTACTAATGCTTCTGGATGCTGATACACCATTAGCCAATAGATAGTTAAATCTTTGTCTATATGTAGTATTATTACCAGAGCTATCAATTACATATGTATCGGTAGGTTCTACGAAACCAACTTCAGTTGTACCAATAGCAAATTCAGTATGATCTGTAGCAAACAATAATTCACTACCGCCAATAACAGTATTTAACAATGTAGAATCATATTCATTAGCAATTCTATCGTAGAATTTATTTACATCTAGATCTTCTATATTACCTGGCTCTGGAATTGGAGCAGTAGAGAAGTCAATGTAATTATATCCACAAAATTGGAAGCTTGCAGAATATCTATCAATATGATTTGGATCGGCATCAGTAGGATTACTCTTATAACCACTACACATTGTAAGAATAATTTCAGCTACATTATCAGGGCAAGTCCAATATAATTCACCTGGGTCAGTAAATGGCTGATTATATTCAAGCATTGTATCATCACTATAGATTTCAGCAAAGTCTTCAATATATTCATCAGCTACTCTTGTAGTATCACCTTTATATAAAACTACAGCAGAATGTCTATCGGAGTCGAAGTTAATTCTATAAGGTAGATTATATTGAGGTAAATCAGTCTTGCATAAATTATATGCAATATTTACAAATCCATTTTCAGGAACTTTGATTCTATATTTTAAACCTGGGTAAACTTTCACATTAGTAATTACTTCTTTATGATAGTAATTTGGTCTGAATCTGCCACGAGTAATTTCATTATCATTTAACCGTTTAGGAATAAATGATGGTTGGAAATTATTCTTATCTAAATCAAGATTTGTAGAATAAGGCTTATCTAATGGAATACTAGCTTTAGTCAAGTTAGTATATCCGATTACATTTTCTACATAATCTGCAACTTGAGTTGGTAATACGTAACTAATACCACCGTATTCAATATCAGAATCTGTAAAGTATCCAAGAGTTTGCATTGCTCTAGTAATTGGTTTAATACGTCCAGCAGATGCAATTGTTTTTATATTGAGTAAAGATACGCCTTTAGGTACAACGAATGTATACTTAGCAGGAGAGATATATCTATGAGTAGTTGTAGCTAATTCATAAATAGATCTATTTTTCAATGTAGTTGTATCGTAAGTATAAACAAATGGTAAACCTTTATTTATACCATTACCTAAGTAATGAGTTCTGATGATATCATTAATAATAGCTTCTTGAGAAGTATCTGGAACTATATGACCTTCAAGATCTGTAATATTATTATAGATATTGAATAGTTTATTAATATCTTCATTAGAAACTTGGTTCATGATAATATCATAGTCAGAGTTAATATTTCTATATGTATCTAATTCAGGAATAGACGGAGTGTAATCGATCAATACTGTATTGAAACGAGTTTGAACGTCACTCTTAAGTCTAATGATATTATTAGCAATATCCTTAATATTACCTCTATCAATTTTCTTACCATTGATGTATAAGAAATACAGATTGCTATTCATTGGATGATCTAAATCAACTCTATTTAGATAAATGTATCCACGTTCATTAATCAATGGGTGTTGTACATCTTCTCGATCTAATGATTTATTGGATTGATTTGCAATATAGAAATATAAGAATGATAATTGTTGACCTTTAAGAAGAGATTCATCATAATTCAATAAGTATAACTTATTATTGTCAACGTCAATATTGTATCTTGTAGGATCTAGATAAGTTTGATTTGCAAATACCATTACAGAGTTACCTTGTTTGAAGTAATTTCTATATGGTAAAGGAATATCAAATTCCATTTGATTATCTACGATAGCATCAACGTCAATAATTTCTTTTTGAATTACTACATAGTCAGAATCGATCAAAGTGAATGTAACTTGACGATCAGTCGTAGTTACAATATTATCATCAATGATAGTCAATGTATTATTCGTTTTAGAAATTGTATATTGAGATTCTCTAATAAAAGTAGAACCAACAGTAACAAGAATCTTCTTATCTAATAGCATAGAATCTGTCCAAGGAATATTGAATACTCGTTGTCCATTTTCAGAGCATACTACAGATTGTGTTTTGAAAGTAGCATATTTAGAAGTATCAGCAATCTTACCAATAGTTGCGGTTTCAGAATCAATTTCTTCAAGATAAGCAAATATAAATGTAAGAATACGTCCTTCTGGAACTCTATCTTCATTACTTAAGAATCTAAAATCATTACCATCGATTTCAAATCTACGATTATCAATATATGTATCGCCGATTACACAGAAGAACTTACTTTCTTTTCTATTATAATCATGGAATAATTTAGGCAATTTAAATACCATCTGACCATCTTGATCTGCACGAACTTCTTCGATAGCAGTTTTTACAGAAACATTTTTGCCAGTGATAAAGTTAAATACTAATTCTTGTCCTCTATCTAAACCTTCAGTAGTAAGTAATTCAACAGTCTTTTCTTTTTTATCAACGTAGTATTCATTACTATTCAAGAATACGCCATTCTTAATCAAGAAGAAGCTATTATCATCTTCGAAGTATTTAGTATATGGTAGAGGAATACTGAATTTAGTTTGATTAGAAATTGTAGCTCTAACTGTAACCGCAGTTGTACTTACTTTATTCTTATCATTAGGATAAATGAATACGAATACTACAGCAGTACCTTTAGCAAGACCAGTATTAACATTTAAGAATCTGATGGTTCTGGTCTTTTCATTAATGATATATCGATTAGGGTTTACATATAACCCACGATAAGAAACAAAGAAGAACCCATTGAATCCTTCAGGATAAGGAATTTCAAATTCTAATTGATTATCTCTTTCAGTAGTAACAAATCTAGGATCTACATTAAGTACATCTTCTTCTTCAATACCGCCATAAGGATTAAGATCAATATTTTTATTATAAATAAATACAAATGTTAATTCACGACCATAATCTACATAATCATCAGGATCAGTAAATACGATCTTACGGCCAATTACATTATATCTAGATTGGTCTACCATAACGGAGCCTCTCATTAAGAAGAAGCTTTCTCCATTAAGTAATTGAGATCTAGATGGGTAAGGAATACTAAACATTGGTTGTTTATCTATAGTTGCTCTAACTGTAACTACATCAACTTGGTTAGAACGACCAATATCAACATAGTTAAAGTCATAAGGTAAATAGAAAACATCGATTGTATCCCCAGGTTGAGCCACTCTACGGACATGGATACATACTTCAGTAGAAGTATTTTCCACTTGTGGTACAATTACCCTATACATGTCTTTTGTAAGCATTCTATTATTATGGAATACTACAAATCGTTCAGTATTGAGGCAAGGAATAAAGTCACGGCTAAAGAAATAACGAACTGTTGGTTTATTTACTTGGAAGTGAGCATATTTGAATTGGTTTTTAGCTGCCATATAAATGGTCTTACCATAGTATGCTGGATTTGTAAATGTAATTCGTTTATGATCTTTATCTACTTTATACTTAACGTCAAAGATAGTACGCTTATTGAAATTTAGCTCTTTATAAATATGATCTTCAGTATAGTTAGCAAATACCATCAAGTCATCATATTTAATTAGAGTATTTTCAATACTATTATTATCTTCAGTACAGTTTACTTCAATAAAGTTATTATTAACTCCAGTGAAGTAAACAATTTCAAATGTATTATAATCTGCAATCTTAGAGATTTCAGTATCAGTCAATGGAACTTCAAAATCAGCTCCAACATAACGAATTCTATGATAATGATCCCATAATTCACCATCTTTATGAATCATTACATATACATCAGGACTCTTATGGAATCCACGAGGCATTCTTAATACATTATTAGAAATATTTTGCTTAAATTCAGCACCAGTGAATTGACGGCTATGAATTTTAAGACGCTTTTTGTATAAATCATTGAATAACTTAGAGTTATATCGACTTATATATCTAATACCAGAGTTTACATTATCTTCATACTCAGTGTCGCCTTTATATTTGAAATCGAAGTCTCTACCTAGAGCAGTTGTATCCAGTTGAGGCATTTCATTTTCTTTTTCAGCAACCAAGTGTTTAAGAAGAGTTGTATTTTCAGGAATAGTAATATTACTTAGGTTATGGTTAGTAATATCTCTATAGAAGTATTTGATATCCAAATCATAATCGATTGGATCTCCATTATTCATAGAAATTAAGTTAAGATTCTTAACTTCTGGATCTAAATCTTTATCAAATAAAGAGTTCTTCCAACATAAGAAGTTATTATTAGTTAACTTGAATTTAGAATTTACACCTAAATCATAATTAACTAATTTACCACCATTAAGAGTTTTAATGTTACCATAAGTAACACCCATCTTTTCAGTATCTAAACTATAAACAGTTGCACCAAATCCAGATAGCGTACCATCATCAGCAAATCTAAATAATTCTTGATAGCCGCCAGGGATACGTCTGGATTCAGAATAACTCATATATGTATAAGGGAGATTTACTATAGCTACTTTTTCGATATGAAGACCATTAACATCTTCAGTCTTCATTTCATCAGCTACAATATATGTATATTTGGAGTTACGAACAACACGGAATGAAGACCATTTAATATGATGACCATTTACGAAAAGCATAAATGGATATACTAAACCTTCATTAACCGCATCGGTCATTCGTTTATCGAAGTTAATATTCTTTCTATTAACTTTTAGAACTCTATATCGAACACCGGTTACTCGTAAGATGAAACCTTTTGTTTCATAGGTTACATATTTACGAATACCATCAGCAACGTAGTAGTTTGTCTTCTTCCAAGTCAAATCTACCACTTCTGGTACTATACCTTTTTGAATACTAGAAATATTAGTTGTAGAATAATTCTTAAGTTGATCAACGTAGTTATAAACTTCGTTATCGTAACGCTTCATAGTAATTGCCTCCCGTTTCTAGAATACTTTTTACATATTCTGGAAGACCACGGTTAGTAACTTTTTCAATAGTAGATTGATTATTCAAATAGCATCCAATATAAGCATTAGTCATCATAGAAGAGAATGCTGGGAAGTATTCTAATGCGAATAATGTGGATGGAGTATATAATTTAACCCAAGCAGCAATAACTGCTTCAGTAGTTAATTTTTGTAATTTTAATGCTTCACGAAGCATCTTAACAAAGTTATCAATATTTCTGAAGGAGTCTTTATCAATATAAGTTTCAATCAATTCAACTTCACGTTCAGAGATACGAGCAATTTGTTTAGAGAAGTCTGTATTGTTTGCATATTCATAAGTATCTTTAGCTCCACCCATGATATTACGAATGAAATATTGGGAAGCTAAGAATACGCAACGATTATGAATATTACTTACAGAGTTTGTTTTGAATAAGTAATTAATTACATTATTGAATAGACTTGCAAATGCATAAGATCCAGCTTTTATAGTAGAAGATTTAGAAATGATTCCACGATAGCCAGAGAAATACATTAAGTTTACAGATGCATCTAATAAGTAAGCAACTAATTGTTTGATATTATTGCATACATATTTACCATCTTTTTTATCAAGAATTTGAGAGCAGTCAACGTATACAACGTATTTACCACTACCACCTTTAACATCTTTTGCAGTAACAACACGAGTGCTACGGTTTAGAGGATGTTTGCTAATATATAATCTAATAGATTTAGATTCCATTGCAGCAACTAAGAAGCCACCAACTTGGCTTTTCTTAACATCATATGCTACATCAGAAAATTCATCGGATTTTACGTCGATTAACGTACCGCCATGAATAAAGTTTAGAATGGATTTTTCATATTCATCTTTGTATTGCTTAAAGATGAAGGTTTCGTTTATCAGTTTACAATTCAACTGTTGTGCCATTTAGTAAACCTCCTTGAGTTATAAGAAAATATTACTACAATGTTTAAAATATGAGTGTATACACCCCTAGGGGCCTGAAGCACCTAGGGGTTATATAACACTGGAGATTAATTATTAAAATGAAATTAAACAAAAGAAAAGAGTAAACTAACCAATAGAGCTCACAAAAATCTTAAGGTTAAGGTGAATATAGTTGGCGAAACTATATTTATTATAAAGTTCCCATGAAATTTTTATAAACAGTAGTTTTTACATTAAAATACTTTATAATGATTGAGCGAGGTATTAATAAATGTCTTACTTTAATATAAATGACGATATAATTGAGACTGGAACTTATGAGCATGGTACAAATAAAGTTCCTAGCGTGACACAAGTATTACATCATATCCATGAAGATTATATAGCTAATTGGGCTAATTCTCTTGGATTCAAAGGTATAGGTTATAAAAAAGAATTAAATAGATATGCAACTGAAGGTACTAAAGTTCATAATGAAATTGAGAATTTTCTAAGAAATGGATCTCCAATGGTTTCTGGTGATCATATTAGTATGGGATTAGCATCATTTATTAAATGGTTTTTAGATTCTGGTATTAAAAGTGGGAAAATGATAATTCCACTAATGCTAGAGCAATCTTTTATTGGTAAATATTTTTGTGGTACTATTGATGCAGTATTGCAAATCGGAGATGAAATCCATATAGTAGATTATAAAACATCTTCTAATATTGGATATAAGTATTTTATACAGCTTGCGGCATATAAATATATGCTAGATAAAGCTGGATTCCCATGTGATTATTTAACGATATTACAATTAGATAAATATAATGTAAAAGCAACGCAGTATTCTATTTCAATCAAAAATAATTCTGAATTAATAGATGAATTATTTAATGCATTTATATATACTTTAGAATCTCTTGTATCTGTAAATACAGCTAAAGAAATTAAAGTATCAGATTTTAAATTTAGGAGTATCAAATGAACGAGATTAATGTATCTTCTCTTGATATTATAGCAAGAATTCTTACTATATTCATATTTTCTTATATTTTAGTAATAGTCATTCAAAATATAAGAAAATCAAAAAATAAAAAATATTCTGCTGATGAAAATTTAAATATAATCAGTCACTTCTTAGTCGTAGGAGCTAGTGTATTATCTTTGTATGCATTACTCGTAATACTCTATGAAATTATAGTTAATCGTATAGGGTGATAGATATGTCAGATAGTAATATAGACGAGGTTAGCCTCCATCTATTATTTATACAAGCTTTGACAAAGAAGACTTCATATGATAAGTCTAATTTAATATATAGAACTTATTGTCTATATTTATATAAGAAGTCTATAAATGATATAATCAAATATGTAAAGAATGAAAATATTTATGATGTATTATATGGACTTCTTTCAATTCAATGGTCTCTAAAAGATGCATATTATATATCAGAAAATTCTAGAATAGATAGAACTAAGGATAATAACTTTAGTGCTATCATCATAGAGAAAGATGATAAAAAGATAAATGCCATAGTTGGACCAATCCAATATACTGCATCTAATAAACATATTGAAGCTAATATAACTTATATAGATGATGAAAATAGAATGGCTTATACAATCAATAAGTATTCCAAAGAAGATGATAATCCTCTAAAGAAATATATAGAGAATGAGATTAGGAATATTATAATTGAATTCATGAAGTCATTGATTAAAAATTCTTAATATTAATATATTATAAATATGAAAGAAAGGTCTAGTGATTTAAATCACTAGACCATTATTTTTATTTATTTTAGGAGGAGTATAATATGGACAATAATTATTTTGACAGAACTTTACGTCGCACGTTTGATATATCTGGTATAGATATTAGCGAAGCCGGAGTTAAACGATTATCTGATTCTACTGAATTTTGTTATGCGTGTTATCCAATCATTGAAATTCTAAAAGTTCTTAAAGGCCCAGATTGGATTCATCTTCTTAAGGAGATTGAATATCTAAGAGGTAAAATTACAAGAGCTTGTGGCTGGTATACAGTTAATGTATATACATATGTGGGAACGTCTGATAAACATATCGAATTCAAATTATATCCAGATCAAATAGCTTGGATTTCTATTACATTTGCATTACGTGGAGATAATAGATTAGAAATTGTAAAATTAGATTATAATGAAGAAGCTGGTAATATGTGTTATTTCGAAAATACACATTTGGCGTTATTCATTGATGCGGTATATAGTTTATATGATACATTATTTACTGCTATAGATTATGAGGATCCATTGATCAAGTGAGGAGATTTAATATGAAATATGGTGTAAAAGAAATAAAAAATTTTAATGAATGTATTAAGAATTTATTCACTCTATCTGTTTTAGTAAGAGGAATTCTTGTCTGTAAAAAGGGAACTAGAAGTGATATCTGTAAAACTTCAAAAGGTTTAATTACGGATACTCGTATCATTATTGGTGGATCTAAAATAGCAATTCAAATTGGTAATATTAAGATTGCTGCAACTACATTGAAGACCAATGATATTAATGTGACCATTGAAAATGAAGATAAGAAATCTATGCGTGATATTAATGGATTCATCTTAGATATCTATACAAATCTTACTAATGAATATGGATTCTATGTACTTCCTGAATTTGAACCACATAATACAACTAAAGTTGTATATGCTAAGACTGGTGAAATCATATTAGCCACTTATACTAAACTTTGCAATAATTATGCAGATCGTGCTAAGTTTATTTATAATGGACTCATCAAAAATAAACTAACGCATTTAGAACTTAGTAAAAATACTGTGGCTATTGAAGAAAATAATATTCTCAGTATCGACGGCGTATCCTATTTCAATTGCGAAAAAGATCTAGCATTTACTGTTGTAGATACAGATCGTAAATTAAAATTATTTGAACTTACCGATCTATTTCCAGATGCAAGATCCATGTCAGGAATGGTTAAAGAAGTACGTGCAACTTTAGCATAAAATTATAAGGAGATTCTAATATGGATCTCCTTATTTTTTTATTTTTATAGTATTTTTCACATACTCATAATACTTATTAATTTTTTAGGAGCATAGTAAAATGAGTGATTACGTATATAATAATTTACTAAGAAATATTATCGATGAATTTAAACAAAAAGATCTTGATAATATTAAATATGAATTCTCTGAGAAAGATATTGCTAAAGCTAGAGTAGAATTATCTTTATACTGTAGAGATTTCGATGAGATTCCTGAAGAGATTCCTACAGTAGAAGATTTCTTACGTCCACAAAAAGACATTCTCCCTGTTAAACAATCTAGAGAACTTACAGAATTATATTCTTTCATTACTTTGATGAATGTAAACGATCTATTAAAACAACTAAAAGATCTCATTATTAATGAAGATAATTCATATATAATTTGTAATACTAAAATATTAGATAATGAACGTATGATGACATGGGGATTTACCGCAAACTTCTTCTATGGATCATTCAACAATTTCAGCAATATAAAGATCAGATATGATAATCCTGGGATTATTGATAATAATACTCATGATATTCTAGTTGCTGGGGTTGTAGATTTTATTTATAGTAACGTGAAACTTGGGTTATTATAATGGGGAATAAAGACTATAAGAGTTTAGTGATAGATATTATCAAAGAACTCAATAAAATAAAATCATTAAATAAACCAGATGCCGCTAGAGAAGCATCTGAGTTTATTGGTGAACGATTAGATAGAGAGCTACTAATTAGTAGCTCTAATATCTTTGATTTATTTAAAGACATCATCAATCCAGCAGAAGATCTATTAGACGATCTTAGAAAAACTAATTGGTATGATGAGTATGTGAAATATAATGGTTATAAAATAATCAAATTATTTAAAGTTAAACCATTCACTGAACTTACTTATTATGAGAAGATTGCTGTATTAACTGAATTTAAAGAATTTAATATATCGGAAGACCAAACTATTGTCAGAGATATATTCTTGGATATTCTTAAAAGCGAAGATACTAGAATATTAAAATTAGCTACAGCTAACTATATTTATCATAATGGATTATCTAAGAATATAATTAGCTTTACTGATATACCGGATTCATTAAAAGACAATTCAGAAGTATTAGCTTATCTAGTCTTAATGAACTTAAGTGATTCTATCTTTATTACAGATAAGATTAAAGAAGATGAATCATTTAATAGTAGTATCGATTATATGAGTAGACTTGTGTTTAATATGCCTATAGATTTGGAATTAAATAAAAAAGAAAACTCTATAAGGTAATATATATTTTAACCATATATTATTTAGGTGATATGATGATGCCTCTACTCCCTGGCATATGTCATATCGAACCCCTATACAGGTTTATAACTAGAGACACACACAACACAAACTAAACACACACTAACAACCAAAACACACATTGAAACAATATTTTATAATACTCTCCTATAAAATAAAAAATTCATAAATTCTCTCATCTTACATGAAACTTTTCTACCATGTGCCTCTAGTGTATAAACCATTTTTTTTTATTTATTTCGCGAAAGGATGGTCAACAGATATGAATGAATTGACTCCTAAACAACTTTTTAAGGACGTAAGTCCTTACTTAATTGGCCTTGCAGAATTATGTAAAAAAGGCAAAGAAATCAACGATGTAGTTGGAGCTAGCGTACGTAATAAATTATGTACATTTGAAGGCTCTAGTATAATCAATGATGTAGTAATATTTAAATTCGAATTTAAATATGGAAGCTGTTCAATTACAGTTTTCGATAAACAAGTTAAATCTATTAAGTTTGAACTTAGTAGATCTTTAGACTTTATTACGTTATTAGCTTTACGTGGTGCTATTATAATTCTTGGTGAAGGATATGATTGTGATTATTCTTCATATGAAAGTGATACTAAAGTAGGATCTATTAGAATTAAGACTGTCGGCGGTAATGAATTCACAAAAGTTATGCCGATGTCTTTATATAATAAGAATATCATTACAGATAGGCTTAGATCTATTTGTGAATATATAAAAGGCAATTCAGATAGAGCTAAAGAAGATGAAACAAACTTAGATGAATTATCCGATGATACTTTCCGCGTTGTATTCTATCGCGGTGTTAACCTAGTAAGAATAATTGATCCTTACTATGATTCTATTTCTTGTGACTTAGATGTAACAGATATTAGAATCACCTCCAGATATAATATTAGGAATTTTACATATGGAAGTGATGTATTTAATCTTCTTAAAATTGTAAAACGAATTCCTAAATCTATTAAGGAGGAAAAATAAAATGGAAATGAATCTATTAGTGGGTGCTATTATTGATATGCCAAACAGTAAGGCATCTAGAATTATAAAGAAGTTCTGTGAACCATTTATTGGAGCTGAATTTGTAATCCATTCTAATTTATATGAAGATACATATAAAACTTCTTATGAAAAAACCACAGATTCTAAAACTATTAAACATGTAATTCATTTAAACTGCGATGATGAAAAGCTATTTGATCTTAGCTTTGAACTAATTAGAGGCAAAAATGAATTTCAAGTTATGGCTGGTGGTACAGTAGTTGAAGATGATGGCGTTATTAAAGTAATTAAAGCATTATCAACTTCTATATTGTGGGATCTAGGTGTAGTAATTGATGAGCATGATGAAGCTTTAGATAATTTTGAAATGTGCTATTCTCTATATGATATGGAAGATATAGACGATGATAAATTAAAAGAAATCTTTACAAAAATACTCCAACCTATATTTAAAATTTCAAAAATATATGGCGCACTTAATGCTATAAATGTAAAGAGATTCAATATTTCTGTTGAAAAGGATATGGTTAAAATATTCACAAATGATGGTAATATGGTAGCTATATCACCAACTGATATTATCGTATCTAATGAAATATTTGAAAATCCTAACTATATTGATTATTTGAGTAAAATGGCCGATGAAATTAGTATTTATACTAATGCATTAGTTAAAACTACCAAGAAGCCAATTGCTGCAAGATTAACAGAAGAACAGCATTCTAAATTGGGTTCTATAGTACAAAACATAATCACTCCAGAATTAATTGCGTCTATAGATGTTAGACCAGGGCAAGATCCTGTATTTGTAGATGAAGATGATAAAAATTATATTTACGTTCAGGGCCCTACTAATAAAAACTCAGTTATAGTTTTAGGAATCAAAGGCAAGCTTACTGGTAAAATATTTATATTAAATATAAGTATTGATAGGATTTATTGTTTCTTATTTGAAGAAAAGATTAATAAGAATGGCAATATTACACTTAAAGGCGTAAGTAAACTAGATGATGAATTATTCAAAGATCTTGAAGATTATGCTGAAACGTGCAAAATTAAAAATTCTAATATAATTCTTGGAACTTCAGAAATTAAGAAAACAATTTTATCTTAATGAAAGGAGCATAGTAAAATATGCAATCTGAAGATAGATATAAAGACATGTATCTTGATTTGATGGATGTATTAGCACTAGTAGTCATCAATCAAGGTAATAAAGATTTTAATATTGATAATGAATTATCTAAACGTGGATATGAATTATAAAAGGAGAATAACCATGAACCTTAAAGAAGTTAGTACTAAAATTAAAAGTGTAAAATCTAATTATGATTTATTTAATGCAATTTTTGCAGGGGTATATAAATATCATGATGATGATGCTGTTACATTTGCAAAAACTTTAACTACATTTAGACCAGCTGGTGATAGATTGAGAATAGATTTATATGCTGGTAAAACAGATCTTAAAGAAGTGCATGAAGATATTATTAAATTTACTAAAGACAGTGAAGCATTTGATTCTTTAAGAAAACGAATCAAGTTTGTAGATATGGACTATGACGCTTTAGATAAAAAGGTAAATAAATTATTCAAGAAGATCGATATTGTTGATAAAGCTAGAACACGTACTGGTACGATAGCTTCTTTCAAAACAAATCTATATGCAGATGTAGATAAAGATTTTGTTATTGAAACAGATGAAATCAATTATATGATGTATCGTAGGGTTAAAGATGTAATCGTAGTAATCCTTGGTGTATTAGATGATAAGGGTAAAGTAAGCACCACTGCATTCGTTTACCGTTATAAAGATCATAAATTCACTAAGATCGCTGATAAGAAAGCTGCTGAATTGATTAATGATATGCTAGCTTAATGGAGGTACATATGGAGAATTTGCAAAACCAATTCTTTGATATAGTTACCATCAGAAAGCCTAAGAATCCAATTAGTAGATTAGTATATGAGTATAAGATGTGGAGATATTTTAGAGATCTTTCTAGATTATCTCCTTCATTTAATACTATGGTAGAAATGGCAGCATTCATCAAATTAGCTGAGACTATATGGTTTTATCGAAATGATGAAAATAATATGTATAATGATAGTCCTGTTACATATAGTAAAGAAGGATCTATTTATATTGTATTGATGCTTTCTGAATCTACATCTTGTACAATTGGCCTAAAGCAAAAGACTAATCAGATTAGCATTTCTATAAAGAATATGTCAAAGAATGAAATCACTTCAAGCATTAAGTTTAAAGATGGTGAATTAGAAATCAAGAGTAAAATCGATGAAATTCTATTTATTAATATTCTTAATGCTTTAATGAAATCTTTCATTAATCTTATGAAATATTGCATGGAGATAAATAATGAGCGACGAATTTAATATTAAAGACCAACATATAAGTTTTCCACATTCTATACTGACTAGATATGTATCAAATTTAGCTAAAGTTATAGATAAGTTTAGAACTATAGATAGATCATTTAAATCTGAAGTTTTAGATAGTGGTATACGATTTAATACGTTTAATATGACGGTAGATGAATATAAATTTGATATTTTTACACCAACATATGAAGTTAAACTTCATTATGCGGTTATGGATATTAGATATGTATATAACTATGAAGATGGGTATATTATTAATATGCGTATTACTCCTTCTTCATGGGATTGCATTAATATAGTAAGCTATCTATGTGCATTACGAGGATTTACTGCATTCTTGATTAATATTTTAGAAGGCGATACTGAAGATGATTTTAAGACAGTAGATGATGACTGTATCAATGTAGTAACAAAAGACGAAATTCTTTATTTACGGTCTACTCAGAATGAGAATGAAGATACTAGGCTGTCTAAAAAGATATATAATATGATATATTCATTATTGAATAAAGAATTATCAGCTCGCAAAAATATACGTGGTATAGATTATGAAGATGGTGTTTATACCATTAGGACAATGATTGACCACCATGTTTTATTTTATTGCAAGCATATAAATTTATTATATTCTAGAAGCACTACCTCATCTGAATTGTACGGAATTCTAGAACGTATTGACGAAGTATAAATAAAATTACCCTAGGAGCTTCAATTCTCCTAGGGTATTATTTTTATATTTTTTAATTAATGAACAAACAGTTTAATAAATGATGTGAGGTCCTTCAAGGAACCTCACGGTTACTTTTTCTTAAGGAGCTTAGTAATGCAAGAAGAAATCTTAGTTGAAGCTCATATATCAGATATACACTTTGGTGTATTCGAACCATCAAAACAATATCAGATCTTAAAACAGCAGTTTATAGATCGTATAAATTTATTAAACTTAGACTTAATATCAATCAATGGTGACTTATTTCATCATAAGTTCATGAGCAACTCAGATGCAGTTATGTACGCAATGAAATTTATAGATGAATTAGTCCAAATTTGTAGACAAAAACAATGTACATTGTTTATATTACATGGTACTCCATCACATGATGCAAATCAAACAAAGTTATTTTATAGATATATGAATGATCCGACAGTAGATGTACGGGTTATTGAATCTATAAAATTCGAATATGTAAAAGGAAAACGAATCCTATGTATACCTGAAATCGCAGGATTGGGAAAGGAGTTTTACGAAAATATATTGTATACGAATGTCTATGATGCAGTATGCATGCATGGTACAATTAGAGGTGCAATATATGGAAAAGATAAAATGGATCTAGATGCTCCAAGTCCAGTATTTGGTATGGAAAACTTTAAGTATTC